ATTTAAGGATGAGTTTATAATTAACTATGAATTCAATCCATCTATAGTTCCACCAGATGGTTATGTTCACGTATTAGGTGGCTATGAAATACCAGGTAAGCTTATGGCTTATGTAGGATTAGGTGAAGTAAAGGATGAACTCTTGGTAATTATGCATAGATGCTATAGATTAATTGATGACTTTACTAATCCATCATATGAATTTCAAATTATAGCTGGTGTCTTTGAACATAATTTTTGCAGAGTATTGAAAACCTATACTGGTGACTATAAAGATGAAGATGTTATTGCAACTCTGCATAAGTTTCTTGAGAAATTACTTGTAGATGGATATAAATATGCAGCAAGCGGTTGGTTGCCTTTGATATTTACTGGTGGTTCTGCGCTCAATATCAAGTGGAATTCAGCGTTACGTGAAGCGAATAAAGGCATACCAATATTCGTGCCACCAGTTCCTAATGATACTGGAACTGCAATAGGCGCTGCTATGATGGATATTATCCATGATGGAGGTGACTGGCAGTTAGACTGGGATGTATATTCTGGTCCCGAAATAATTCAAGATGATCCGCCAAATAATTGGTATGAAATAGGAGCAAATGAAGGTGCTGTTGCAAATTTACTTGCTAAAGGTGAAATCGTGATGGTATTGAATGGGCGATCTGAAATCGGTCCACGCGCATTAGGTAATCGGTCATTATTGATGAGTCCAAGTAATCCTGAAAATAAAACGAAACTCAATACGATCAAGAACCGAGAACAGTTTCGTCCAATATCACCTATTTGCATGGAGATCAAAGCTAAAGATGTATTTGAACCTGGAACTGCCGATCCGTATATGTTATTTGAGCATAGAGTAAAACCAGCATGGAGGGATCGTATCCCTGCAGTAGTTCATATAGATGGAACGGCACGGTTACAAACAATAAATCCTAAGCAAAATTGGAGTCTTTACGCAATACTTGAGGCGTTCTATAATAGGACCGGCCTTCCGGTTTTGTGTAATACATCTGCGAATAAACCTGGATGTGGGTTCTTTGCTGATATATACTCCGCTTGCTCCTGGGCTAATGATCATGAAGTTGAATTGATCTATTCGTCACCTAACCTCTATGTAAAGGATACCAGAAAGTGAAAGTATCATTGATCTATGCTACTCCTGGCGCGGTTGACATTTTACTGTTCACGAAACAGACTAGACTTACCATGAGTCCTGACTTAATGGATGGGATCAAAACGTGGAGTGATGATAGAAAGGCTGAGGAACTTCGTTATATGGCAAAGACCATTCCGAGTTCATGGGAATTTGTTGACTTGATCTTTTGTATTGAGGGAGTAACCAGAGCATTTACTCATCAATTCGTTCGCACGCGTAATGCATCTTTCGCTCAGCAATCAATGCGAGTAACAAAACAGAAAACCTTTGGCTATACTACAGGGCCGACCATTGAAGGTAATCCAGAAGCTCAAGCATCTTATGATTATACTATGCGGTGTATTCAACAAGCCTATGAATTTATGCTAGAACACGGTGCTGCTCCTGAAGATGCTCGTGGTATACTGCCAACTAACATTACCACTAACATCATTGCTAAGTTCAATCTGAGAGCATTCTCTGAATTAGTTCGCAAGCGTAGTGATGGTCGTGTTCAGCAGGAGTATCGTGAAGTCTTGAATGCTATGATTAATCTTACGCTAAAGGAATGGCCGTGGAGCTATGATTTTCTGTTCTCTCAGCATCACGACGCATTAGAAACTTTGTCTGAACATTTGAAGAAAGAGATGAAGAAAGAGATTATGGGTGGAATAGTAATGAACGAAACTAAGTCATGGGCATTGCTGAAAGAGCTAAACATCATCCGAGGTGTGCTATGAAACCAGATGAATTTCTAGTAGAAGCAGCAAAATTATATTTGGAGAAGAATGAAGAATATGGAAGTGCCTATAAACAAATGGGTCCGATCTACACAAGTATGTTTCCCAACGGAGTTCATTTAAATAGCGCTGCTGACTTTGAAAGGTTCTGTATGCTAGTGGGAGTAGTCAGTAAAATATATCGTTATGGCAAGCGATTTTTGGAGGGAGGACATGAAGACTCACTGCAAGATTTGGCGGTATACGCTTCAATGTTGGCTGAACTGGATGAACCATGTCAATAATAGTATGGGATACTGAGACTACCGGCTTGCTGGTTCCTGAAATATCAGGACTAGACAAGCAGCCATACATCATTGAACTATATGCAATCAAACTAGATGATGACCTGAATGTCTGTGAGCATCTACAGTTATGGTGCAAGCCATCAATATCTATTCCTGATGAAGTAAGTAATATTCATGGCTATACTAATGAGTTTGTAAAGGACAAGAAACCATTCATAGGTGTATGGCGAGAGTTTGCTGAATTCGTGCTCGGCGCCAGGAGTATGGTAGGTCATAATCTACAATTCGACAAGCAAGTATTATACTATGAATTGCAACGTATCAATAAACATCTCAATTTTCCTTGGCCTCCTGGCGCGGTATGCACCGTTGAAGAAATACAAAAGCAAAAGGGTTACAGAATGAATCTCAATGATCTACACGCAGAACTATTTGGCCGAGGCATTGAAGGTGCTCATCATGGTGCTGCTGATGTAGAGGCCACAGTAAATGTCTATAAAGAGATGGTAAAACGGGAGTGGATAACATGAGCATTCCACGAGAGAAGTCAATGGCTGAGATGGCACAAATGCGACAAGAGGATTATGAACGTCGCAGACGCGCACGAGTACTTGGCATGGCTATAGATCAATGTATACAAGGCATGAAGAATATCATAGTTTATAGCGATGTAAAATTTTGGCACGAGGACAATAAGCCTCGATGCGATGACATCAAAGTTAATGGCACGAGTATATTACAAGACTTGTTAGACTTGGAACGGCAACTATTACAGCTTGCTAATATCTATGCTTCAATGATACCTGACAGCAAGGAACTTGAACAATATAGAGAGCTACCGGCTTCGTTCGATCCGTCGGCGGAAACCTAACGGACATAGATTTCCGAGGATTTGCAGCTATGCTACACGGCTTTACTTCGGCTTTACGACCGTAGCTCTAGGGCCTATACTTAGGCGCCTAGAAACGGCTGCAAAACGGACTTACGAAAGCGAAACGTTATAGATGGAATGTAAAAATGAGAAAGATCATAACGCATAATGTAAGGAAAGGCCCAGACAAACACAAGGGAGTATTGATGTCAGTAAACAGTCATGGAAGCGCACCAACACTAAACATCTTTATTCCGAAAGATATCTGTGCGCAATTCGTAAAGCATGAAGACAGAGCAAAGTTTCACGTAGCAGAAGGATTAGATGAGGAAGCCTGTTTATATTTGATACCTGATCCTAACGGATTGACAGCGAATAAAACCAATGTCGGTAAGCAAATCATACATCTAAATCTAGGTTATCTGGAGGCATATAAAGTTGTATGGCCAGAGACGGACATAAATATGATTAGAGCAACGCAAGTAAGATCAGAAATTATAAGTAATGAGATAAAGGTTTACTGTCCATATTGGTTAGTGAAAGTGGACAAATGATAGAGTATGATTGTGAAGGATGTGGATGCCATGTATGTGCATATGGTATAGAGCGAATACCAATACATAGTCTATGTTGCACTTGTGCATGGCTTTGTGAGCACATACCCGATCCAGAAATAATGATGAAAGAATACAAACGTGCGCACGCAATTAAAAATTCGGACTGAGTATAGTTTCAGAACTGCCTATGGTCCGATCGAACAGGTTGTTACTCATCTAGAGCATAGTGGTTGTACAACTGCAGCGATTACAGATAGGTCATCCACGTTCGGTCATGTTATGTGGTCGAAACATTGTAAGAAGCATGGTATCAAGCCAATCTTTGGTGTCGAGTTAGCATTCACTCCTGATGTTACAGTGAAGGTTAAACGTCAAGAGTTATATTGGCTGTCGCTCCTGGCCAGGAGTAATACAGGTTTGCGTGAAATCTACGCGACAGTGGAGGAAGCCACAAGTCATTTCCATTATGTGCCGAGATTACCTATCAGCAAGCTTGAATGTTTCTCGCAAGATATAATAGTATTGTCAGGTAATAGTGGAGTGGGTCGTCACCATTTACCTAGTAACATCTACAGCGAAGGCCATCCGGCTACCGTTCGGCTCCCCCGAGCTAAGGTCGCTGTATCGGATAACTATTATATTGAACCTTCCAATAAACCAGTGTATGAAGTGTTAGTTGGACGTAACGCTTTCCAACGACCATCGCCCATGCATATATTAGATGAGTGGGCTTTGCGTGATGATCTTGATGATAGCGCATTCCTCCTGGCCGAGCGGCTTGGTGAAGAGTGCGATGCCACATTGTTAATAGCAACGAATGTTAAATATAAATCAAACATTACGCTAAATGAATTGTGTTTACAGGGCGCAAAAAATAGAAAAATTGAATTAAACGATCAATACGCTCAACGAATGAACTATGAGTTGTCCTTGATAGCTGAAAAGGGCTTTGAGGACTATTTCTTTGTCATAACGGACATGATAAGATATGCCAAAGAGAATATGGTGGTCGGTCCCGCGCGGGGTTCAAGTTGCGGTAGTCTTGTCTGCTATCTTTTGGGCATTACTGATATTGATCCGATCCCTCACGATTTGATCTTTGAGCGTTTCATTGACATTAATCGTAGCGATATACCAGATATTGATATTGACTTCCAAGACAATAAACGCGATATGGTATTTGAATATCTCCGGGATAAGTATGGCTCTGATCATGTAGCTAGATTAGGCACTATATCCAGGTATAAAGCCAAGAGTGCGATAGGGGAAACTGCGAAAGCTTTAGACATTCCTTTCTGGGAAACTAAGCAACTAAAAGATAGCATACTTCATAGAAGTAGTGGTGACTCGCGTGCAGGGTTTTGTATAGAGGATACATTCAATGATACGGATATTGGCCGTCATTTCATGGCTAAGTATCCAGCGATGCGGGTCGCTGCCAAGATGGAAGAACACGCAAGACATACCGGAATGCATGCGGCTGGTGTAGTAATTACCAATGAACCGCTCACAAACTATGTAGCACGAGACGTAAGAAACAATACAGTTCATATTGATAAGTATGATGCTGAGGGGATCAATCTAATGAAGATTGATGCTCTTGGTCTGAAAACGCTGACGATTATAAGTGAAACTATGGCTATGGTAGGGATGAAACATAGTGATCTCCTGGCGTGGAGGATTGATGACGATGTCGCTTTCAAAGTATTACGTGACCGTTTGTGGTGCGGAATATTTCAGTTTGAAGGTCCAGCACTACAAAGTATCGCGCGCCAAGTAAACATTGATCGTTTCGATGATATAGCAGCCTTGACAGCGTTAGCTAGGCCTGGGCCGTTCGCTTCTGGCGCGGCTAATGAATGGGTCGCCAGGAGAGCCGACAAGAAACCAGTTATCCATCTTCATGAAATGACCGAGCAAATTACTAAGGATACATACGGACTGATTGTTTATCAAGAACAAGTAATGCGAGCCGGTCGTGAGATCGGATTGTTGTCCTGGAAAGAAACGTCTGATCTGAGACGTGCGATGAGTAAATCTTTAGGCGTTGAATTCTTTGATACCTACTGGCAATCGTTTCTAAAGGGCGCACTGCAAAATGGTCTAGATGAAATAACAGCTAGACGTATATGGGATAACATTAATACTATGGGCTCGTGGGCTTTCAATAAAGCTCATGCTGTGGCTTATGGTATGGTGTCCTACTGGACATGCATTCTGAAGGGCCATTTCCCTCGTGAATTCGCGCTAGTAACCATGCGTAATACTCATGATGCGAACCCGATCAAACGTTACTTGAGGGAATTGGATCGACAAGGCTATGGGTTCAAGCCGTATGATGCCATGCTTAGTGATGTTAATTGGACGTTCCACGATAATAGTTTTATTGGTGGCCTTGTAAATGTGAAAGGAATAGGGTATAAAACTGCTGTAAAGATAGTTGAGCAGCGTAAGGTTAGACATTTCAAAGTATTAGAAGGTGGAACGACACCATTTGATAATGTGTTTGAAGGTCGCAAGAGATTTGCCTCGCTCCTGGCCGAGCCGTTCAAGTATAAAATATACACGAAGCTGACTGAGCTTATAGATATCAATGAGGATGGTGGTAGGTTTGTGTTCATTGCGAAACTAGGTCGCAGAAATGAACGTTCTCTGAACGAAGCAATGTTCTTAGTGCAGCGTAACAACGTAAAAGTGCCTAACGATAAATGGTTGAACGTAATACTGGAAGATGATACGTCAACAATCCCAGCGGTTATATCAAGATATAAGTATACATCGTTGGGCTTACCCTTATTGAATGACCATAGAGAAGGAGACTGGTTCCTATGGAGTGGACAGCAAAAGCCAGGGTTCAGACGGATTTACGTGGACAAGTATCGCGCACTGGTTTAATCTATACTACACATCCATATCTCCATCAAAGCGAAGCATTAGAAGTTGCCTTTGATAAGCCAAATTTTGCCTATTTTCTAGAGCAAGGCACAGGTAAATCCAAGATTGTTGTTGATGAAATCGTTAACTTGATAGAACGCAAGAAAATTACGCTTGCGGTTATAGTTGCACCGAATCTGGTGCATATTAACTGGGTCGAGCAATTTGAAACACACGGCCCACCGAACTATAAAAAGTGGGAGATACAAGTATTCAAAAGCGGTGTGCCACTTGTTACGCAAGAGGCCGAGACTAGGCGCATTATTAATTCCGGCAAAGTATTGGTATTTCTGATTAACGTAGAAGCTTTCAGCTATCAAAAAGCGCCGGATTATTTACTGCGACTATTAAGGTCTCGTCATCAGTCTTATATTTGCATAGATGAGTCGCACAAAATCAAATCTCCTGGCGCCAGGAGAACAAAACAATTAGTATCATTAGGTCGAATGGCTATGTATAGACGTATCGCTACAGGAACAGAAGCTGCTGAGGGAATTGAAGATATTTTCTCACAGTTTAACTTCCTGAGACGTGGGCTATGTGGTCATAATACTATGGCTTCGTTTAAGGCGATGCATTGTATAATGGGTGGATTTGAGAGTAGACAGATACTAGGGTATAGATATCAACAAATACTCGCTGATACTATTGCGCCGTTCATTTATGCTAAGCGTAAGCATGAATGTCTAGACCTGCCTGATAAAGTTTATGTTACGCATCATATTGAAATGACTGGAGAACAGAAAGTATTGTATGATAGATTGCGTGATGATTTGATGTTACTCTTTGAAGATGAAGCTACCATTGATGCGACGTTAGCGATCACGCGCATAATGCGACTACAGCAAATACTATGTGGCCATCTAACTGTAGAGAAAGATGGGCACGATGAACATAGATTAGTCAAGAGCACGCGCGCTAACTTTGTGGCTGAATTAGTTGATGAGCATTATGGCAAGAGCATAGTATTCACAAGATTTGTTAGAGATGTAGAACTAGTTAAAAACGCATTGGATGGTTTAGGGATCATGTGCATCCCAATCACTGGTTCTATATCTCCTGGCTCCAGAATGGAACTGATTAATATGTGGAGGAAACAACGAGAGTATAGAGCATTAGTCATGACCATCGCTACTGGCGGCACAGGACTAACACTCAACGAGGCCAACAATGTAATCTACTATAGCAATGATTGGTCATCGACTAATCGTATACAAAGTGAAGATCGTTGCCATAGAATAGGTCAAACTAGCAAAGTAACGTATCATGATATTGTAGTAAAGAAAAGTGTAGATGAAGTAATCCTGAGAGCATTGAAAAACAAAGTAGATGCTGCGACTTACTTTAGAGAGCTAATCACAAGCGGAAAGCGAAACTTCAGAGAGGGAATTGGCTTTACGCCGTAATCTAGCCGTAATATAATAGCGGTTTCCACCAAAGAACGGGAGAACGTCATGCGACGAAAAATGGGCTTCAGCGATTGGGAGATCACTGAAGCCCAGAAGGAAATCCCTACAGCGAGTAACACCGCCACAGTAATCTCTTGGGAGGAACATCACTATGGCTCTCGGAATATACGACGAAACCGAGGAACATTCTAGATCTATTTATAATGATTCTGTTACCGTAATAAAATCTCGGCGCAAGCGTCTCAACAAACTTATCTATGCTGATCATGAGGTGGCTTATCAACAAGCAGCCATCTATGATTTCTTCAGCGTTCCGGTTGCAAATCTAGATGAATTATGTAGGTTAGTGCGCTATCTCCTGGCGCGGCCGCATTGTTGTCTAATTCGTGGCATACCTATTCGCGAGAATATGCGTAATGTAAGACGGATATATCGTGAAGGTGGTGAACATGATGTTACTATCATAGAACAACCACAGAGTTGGTTCGCAGTTGACATCGACGGACACGAGCCTTATAGCGGAGACCTAGGCGTAGATACGGCCACCGTTCTGCGAGCGTTACGTCTTAAAGATACAGAATGTTTCAGCATAGCTAGTGCAGGCTATGGTAGAAAGCCTGGTATTAGACTGAGATTGTTTCTATGGGCGAGCAATCGTGTTACTTGCTCTGATCTAAAGAAACATTTTATGAACAATCGTGCTTGTGGCGATCTCGCATTGTATAATCCAGTTCAGCCTGTATATACTGCGAGACCTACATTTATAGGATGTAGTGATAAAGTCAAGAAGATATTACATTGGTCTCCTGGCGAAAGACGCACAGTAGACATTATTGCAGCAGAACGTAATTATAGAGGTGCTACTGAATTAAGATACACTAAGAAACAAGCAGAAGCATTTCTTATGGCTGCTATTCGCAAAGTTATGCAAGCATTAGATGGTAGTCGCCACGAAGTATTAAAGCATCAATCGTTACTCATTGGTAAACTTGTCGGCCAGGAGTTAGTTGATCAGGAAGATGCAGTGATGGCATTAGATGCTGCTTGTTATCGCTGGGATAAGCGAAATCCAAAGAAAGATATTGATGTGATAATGTGGGGCCTTAATACAGGCATTCAATCAATACTCGGGGGAAATGATCATGGATGAGATACTCCGCAGACTAGATGAATTGATGTATACGTTTGATGGTATAGTAGGCATTGATGGTAAGTATAATTGGATATTTAATTCAGAAGATGGAAGAGAACTAATACAATGTCTTGCCAATATTCGTTCATTTCAAGGAGGCAGAACACAAATTGATAGGATACTAGACCATATTGGCGAGAGCATGCCATCAAAGAAAGGAATGACACTTGATTTGTTAAGAGAATGTATTAGAGATGAAGAGCGCAAAAAGGTAATTGACAGATTATCAAAATCACAGAGTAAAGGATTCAGTTCAAAAAATCTTCAAGTAGGCAGTAAAGATCAATCAATATTCAATCCTCATAATGTAGGTTACTTGTTACGAACAAGTTTAGAAGTTGAAATGGTTTATGATGAAATGTCTAAATCAACGTTCTTTACAAAATTCCCTTGGCAAAATGAAATAGATGCGGAATATCATATACCTAATGCCGTTTCTAACCTCGGTGATTTTGTATTTCATAAGTTTGCAAAGAACAATTATCATTACAATGAATTATGTGCTTATCTTAATGAACTTAATTTCCCCGCAGAAACGAACTTTAGATTGTTAGAAAATATTGTAAGAGGTGTCGCAAGAGAAAAGAGAATTGATACGTTTAAGTTATGGATGAATTCATTTCCTGAATGGAACGGTATTGATAATCAAAGTGGAGATAATAATTGGATCGTTAAAGTATTAGGTGTAACTCCTGGCGCGCGAGCAGATGAAATCGCTCGACTTATACCATTATCATTAGTATGTAGATGTTACGATCCAGGTGGTATAATGAGAATAGTATTCATATTGATAGGCGATGAAGAGATTGGTAAAACAAGGTTTATTGAAGAACTTACTTATCCACAAATATTTACACGAATAGATTTTCATGGCCATAAAGATATGGATGAGAATGTTCGTAGATTAGAAGGGCGTGCTCAAGCTGAAATCGCAGAACTTGGTGGTGCGTATGCTCGTGATCAAAATCTAATCAAGAATTTCTTTAGTCAACGAATGATGGTTCACCATAAACTCTATGTAAATGATCCTGATTTCTCGCCATCGCGAAATGTATTCTTTATGACTACCAATGAAGAACGTTTCTTGAGAGATCAAACTGGCAATACTCGTTATGCGCCGTTTGAATGCACTAAGTATGATCATGAACTTTGGGATAAATTAAAAGCACAAGTATTCGCACAAGCCATAGCTCAATTCAAAGTAGGGGAAGCACCATTCTTTTTGAATAAAGATGTTCAAATTGAAATGATTAAAGAACGTGTTGTAAACAGAGTTGAAGATATAATGGTTGAAGATTATGTTGCACTTCAAAAGGGAGAATGTGAAATACATGGATTAACTATGGAAGAGATAGTAACTGCTATGTGCGACACAGGTGATAATAAATTACTCCTGGCGGAGAAGATGACCAAACATACCACTAATTTAAAGTTTGCTTTGAGGAGAGCAGGATGGGTTAGTGCTGGACAAAAGATGGTGAAAGGGGAACGATTGCGTAAATGGTATCCTAAAGATCATCCTGAGGTTATATAATAATGATACTATATCGACCCAAAGTATATAGTGCTTATGATCGTGCTTGGATATTATGGAGTATATGTTTATTGGATTGGTTACGTGAGAATAACATATCCGCCAACAATCGTAATATCAAAAATATATTTGGCGAAGAGATTTGGCGAAAATTTATGATTTATATCGGGATCGGTATAAAGGCTAAGTTTGTGAACAGCGATTTTGGTTTAACATCTCCTGGCATGAGGCTTGCGAAGCAATGGAGACAAGAATTTAATGACTATTGATACTCGGTATTACTCGGTAATGCTCGTTAAAGCGTTACTTTACCGAGACGTTGCAAGTCGTTGTTTTTATTACTCTTTTTTATTGATTACTCGGTAAACTCGGTAAAACTCAAGAATAGCTCTCTTTAGGAAAAAAATGGGTGTATTAAACCATAGAACGTTTAGGGAACGATCCGTTTTAGTTTTACGTAGGTTTCCCGTTCTCGTTTTTAGCGAGTTAACGAGTAAATGGAGATAATAGTGTGTTAGAGAAAGACTTAGCTCTTGCGTTCCAGGAGATGTTGGCAGACTTCCCAATTCTCGTTACGGTAAATTATGCTCAAAGAGGATGGCCTGATCGCCTTGTCCAACTTCCTAATTCAAGAATTGCCTTCGTTGAATTGAAGATCATTAAGCCAGACAAACAAAACTATTTTGACTTAAAAGAGTTCAAGGCTGAACAAGCAGCATTCTTTACTAAGTGGGCAAGACGCGATGGTCTTTGTTGTTTAGTATTTGCTAGTGAACCTGAGCGTTATCATGTAATAGCGTGCGAGTTTTGGAGACAATGGCTTAGTATCAATAAAGTAAAATTGACGCCAGGAGCGTGCGTATTATGGAATGCGGATCGTGGTAAGTTTATAGATTGGTGGATGAATTGGACAGCTGCATAGCGTATATACGATCGTATCTACGAGAACTTACACGGAACGTATTACGTCCGATAATATCGGTTTTCGGACGGAACGAAAATATTCCTATAATATATAATTCTGTGGCTCGCGAAAAAGTTACCGAAAGGCTATAGACTGGCGAATAGGTTTTGTCGTATATACGCCTGGATCCATACCCTCACGGAACAATCTATGCCCGAAGGATGGGACCCTCATGTAGAGTTACAGCGTATCTACAACCTTCAAGAATTAATGACAGGTTGTCGTCAACGAACACCAATAACTTTGGCGTTAGTTGATAATATGTTGGCGAGTGAAGAGTTGGCTCCAGAAACTCGCATTCGTCTAATCGAAATGCTATGGAACCGTGGCTATGGAAAGCCACGTCAAACAGTATACATAAATGATGATACTTCAAATCAAAGTCAAAGCAGAGTCAAAGTATATTTGCCTGAGAATGGTAGGCCAAATCAGCCTGGCAAAGTAATAGATGCGGATGCCGCATAATGTATGATGGCTTCGACATCGACTCAGACTTAAGACCACAACCAGGTCCACAAGAACAGTTCTTGTCTACTCCTGCTGACATTGCTATTTATGGTGGAGCGGCAGGTGGTGGTAAGACTTATGCTTTACTTCTTGAGCCTTTGCGCCATATTGATAATTCTGATTTTGGTGCCGTTATATTTAGACGGGAAGCTGTCCAGATAACATCTGAAGGTGGGTTGTTTGATACTAGCTTCCAAATCTATATGCGTGTCGATGGCTCGCCAAAGATGTCGCCGCATCGTATGTGGCAATTCCCTAGTTCTGCGACCATAACGTTTAGCCATCTTCATAATGAGAAAGACGTTAATGACTGGCAAGGTTCACAGATACCATTAATTGGTTACGATGAATTAACGCATTTTAGTGAGAAGCAATTTTGGTATATGCTATCTCGCAATAGGTCGTTATGTGGCGTTAGACCGTATATACGTGCGACTTGCAATCCTGATGCTGATAGTTGGGTTGCTGATCTGGTATCATGGTATATTGATCAAGATACTGGTTATCCTATACCAGAGCGAAGTGGCGTTATACGTTACTTTGTTCGAACTGATGACAAAATGATTTGGGGAAACTCCCGCCAGGAGTTAGTAAATCAATTCCCAGCTGCATTGCCAAAGTCATTTACATTCATACCAGCAACGCTTGAAGATAATGTTATTCTAAACGAACAAGACCCAGACTATCGCGCAAATCTAGAGATGATGACTCGCGTTGAACGCGAGCGTTTGTTGCATGGTAATTGGAAAATCAAGCCTACTGCTGGATCGTATTTTCCACAGACATGTATAAATGTTATTCCTGCCGAACCAACTGATGTAAAGATTTGGATTAGACGTTGGGATTTGGCAGCAACAGAGCCTAGTGAAGTAAGTCCATCGCCTAGTGCAACAGCATCAGTATTAATGGGTCGCAGAGAGAATGGTCGATTTGTTATTGCTGATGGGATTAATATACGCCGCAACGCTTCTATCGTTCGTGATATACTTGCTAATACTGCTGCACAGGATCGAAGCAAGTATCGGCGAGTTACAACAGTCGTGCCACAAGATCCAGGACAGGCTGGAAAGGATCAATCAGCATCTATCATTGCTCACCTCGCTGGCTACAAAGTTAAGTCAATTAGAGAAACAGGACCCAAAGCTACTAGGGCTGAGCCGCTGTCAGCTCAATGGCAAGCCGGAAATGTTGACGTAGTTGATGGTCCGTGGGTGCGTGATTACTTGAAAGAAATGGCTGCATTCCCTGAAGGTGACCACGATGATTATGTAGATGCAAGTAGTGGTGCATTCTTAGAATGTGTAGCTGGTGCTTCTGCTTATGAGAAGTATCTGGCATTATCATCATGAATGAAATTAGAAAAGATGGTTACGCAAACCTGCTATCTGGAATTGGAATTCCAGGACTAGATCGCACATCACAAACTTTCCAGACCGGACATGGTGGTTTGTTGCGCGGAATGTCGCGCTATTCTGCATTTAGACTTGCGCATTTTGAACTTACCAATTTATATTTGACTTCAGGACTAGCACAAAGAATAGTTGATAAACCATCAGACGATTCCTTCCAAAGAGGTGTTGAAATAGAGAATGATGAAGATGAACTAATGAGTGAAGAGTATGATCGCTTATCAGTAATGACAAGGATGGCTGATGCGGTTAGATGGTCAAGACTATATGGTGGTGCTGCGCTTATCATTATAGCACAAGACGGTGGTGATTTTACTGATCCGCTTAACCTCGACAGCATAGATGTGGTAAATGAAATTAGAGTGTATGATATAACAAGTATTCACGGCACTGATAAGTATTATACAGATCAAAACGATCCAGATACATTTGGTAAATTAGAATTTTACCTGATCACGCCGCCAGAAGGACAAGCATTTGAGATACACGAAACACGGTTAATACCTATTGCTGGTGAGCCGTTGCCGCCTAATATGTTGCGATTTAATCGCGTAACATGGACAGGTCGCTCAATACTAGAAGGTTGTTATAAAGATATTGGGCGATATGAACGCGCACTAGATTGGTCTGAAAGGTTACTTGAGCGTAAGCAACAAGCCATTTATCAAATGTCTGGCTTAGGCGAAATGATGGCTAATGGCGATGACGCTATGGTTGTCAGACGTATTAATATGGTTGATCAGGTTAGAGGCAATCTAAATTCGGTTGTAGTAGACAAGGATGATACTTATACTGTTCAAAGTCCAGGCATCGATGGAACGCAAGCTGTTATTGAAGAGTTTCAAACAGCATTAGCCGCATCGACTGGCATGCAAGCGAATATGTTATTTGGTAAATCAACCAAAGGACTAAACCAAACTAATGCTGGTGATCTTGAAGCGCACTATGTAATGGTTGCGCACATTCAAGAAGTAATTGCTAAGCCAGCATTAGAAAAGCTGACATCTATACTTTGGTTACAGAGCGAACTAAAAAGCAAAATACCAGATGATTGGGATATAACCTTTAATTCATTGTGGGTGCCTACTGCCAAAGAGGAAGCAGATAAAGACTTAGTTCAAACTCAAGCTGATAACTTTAGAGAACAAACACTAATCGCATTTATGACTAATCAAATTCTAACGCCTGAAGAAGTTAGACAGGTAGTTGTAGAAGAAATGTATGCTGAGTATGAGTTCGATCCGACACTGCCGACATTCCCAGATGAACTAAACTATAGTGCTAATGTTGACGTAACACAGATGGATGTGCCTAAAGACAACACCACTCCCGCGCCAGGAGCGAATACAACTAGCCTACAAACAAAATGAATAGTCAAATAGAACAGCTATGGAGAGATGATAAGATAACGTTTGCTGCGTTTGACTGGTGGTTGCGTTGGATATGTGGAGTATAAATGGCAACTTCAGAGCAAGAACCACTTCTTCAATTCTTTGCTTATGGGCATTTGCGTGATGATTTGCAAAAGATTAGTATTCCATTCTTTACTCTTGCTCACGACTTAGTAGATACTTTGCCGCGTAATCCAGAACGAACTGTTGCTCTGCGTAAGTTACTTGAGGCTAAAGACTGTGCAGTAAGAGCCAAACTATATGCCTAGGCGACGCAAGAAAATTGTTCCGATGAAGTATCCTCATGGCGTTGAGTATGAGTATCGGCGCAATTTGCGTTGGCTAAATGATCAAATGCGAAAGGCTGTTAAACATTACTTGCACCCATTGGCTAAGACTGCGCCTGCTGAAATAACAGATATGTCGCATCCTGCTGGCGGACATATTAGACAAGATGCTTGGCAAGATGACTTGAATAAAGCACTAACAGACATTGCTAAGGATATGGTAAAGCCTACAGATGCAACTATAAAGCGTATGTCTGCGATTGGTCCGCGCGTAAACCAATACAATAAAGCTGAATGGACTAAGTTGATACGCTCGCAATATGGTGTTAATCCTACTGCTGAAGACCCAGAGGCATATCGCAATTTACTAGATCATTGGTCGTTTAATAATGCTAAACTAATAAAGGACATACCATATAAGACCCTACAACAAATATCAGATATGACAGTAGAAGCTTTACAAAGTGGCAAATCGCAAGATGACTTGTCTACCGATATGATGGATATATTTGATGACCGTCTTGATGTTACTGATAGTCGTTGCGACCTCATCGCTAGAGATCAAGTTGCTAAGCTCAATGGCAAACTTACTAGTGAACGACAGCAAGACATTGGTGTTGATAGTTATGTATGGCGCACAGTTGGAGATGAGCGAGTTAGAGAGACTCACGCCGATGTAGATGGACAAACGTTTCAGTGGGGAAACCCGCCAGGAGATACTGACTTTAATGAACCTGGTGAAGACTATCAATGTCGTTGCTGGGCCGAACCTGTATTGCCTGAGGCGCTAAGTGTAGAAGCTGAATTAATGGATATGGAAGATGCGTGATGGTAACTAGATATGATGTAATAGAATTGAAAGCAGCCGTAACAAAGGAAGGCTGGATACGTGACCGTCCAGTCATTACTAGATCGGGCATCTTTGAATATAGAACATTTGATGGGAAAGTCAGAAGAGAATATAGACCAGATAGTGAAGTATTCTCTGCCGAAAGTCTTAGTTCTGCTAGTGGGATACCTGTTACTGATAGCCATCGTGGGCTGGTTAATAGTAAAAATGTTGACGGTATTGTTGGAACCGTTACAGGTCCTGGCGTTAAAGATGAAGAGAATGTAGTTGCTGACATCATCATTCATAACCCATCCCGTCTTGGAGACAAACGAGAATTGTCTCTTGGTTACGAGTGTGATGTCGAGGATACGCCCGGTGAAATTGACGGCAAACGATATGATTGTATACAAAAGAACATACGATATAATCATCTTGCCGTTGTTAAGAAAGGCCGTGCTGGTAATGCCAGACTTAGGCTTGACTCTACTGATGCCGTCAATGGAACCTTTGAGTTGGAGGATGTAATGACTGATCCTGTGACTAAGCTTGTTGTAGTTAGGCTTGATGGCATCGACTATCAAGCTTCGCCTGAGATCAGTAATGCTTTGAATAAAGAGCGGGAAGCATTGACTGCTCTACAGAAACGATTTGATACTGTAGAGGCTGAGCGTGATACGCTCAAAAGCACTACTGCAAACTTTGATAAAGAACTCAAGGCTGCGCGCGAGGCTGGTCGAGCTATCGTCAAAATTAGGCTTGACCTTGAAGATGTAGCTCGTCAGCATAAAGTAAAGTTTGATGACGATGATACTGATCAAGTAATCAAGACTAATGTTCTTGGCAAGCTTCGGCCAGAACTCAAACTAGATGGCAAATCATCAGACTATATTGATTCTGCTTTCGATCTGACAATGGAAACTCAGATTGATAAGACTAAGAAAGTAACCACTCAGCTTTCAAGGTTTGATCGCGCGCCAGGAGGTGATAACGTAGCACCTATGGCACAAACTGCTAGGGCAAAGTATCTCGCTCGTTTGCGTGGCGAAAAGCCTGATGATAAAACGGCTGCGTAATTAAGTTTGTGAAAGGACTAAGCAAATGAGTGAAACCGAGCAACAGCCTAACGAACCCGAGCAGTTGGTATACGCTCCATACAGTTCATCATTGTTCTACTCTCCGGCTTTCCCTGGTATGAAAGCCACGGCTATGGAGGACAACGTTGAGAGTTGGCCTGCTGGTGCTGAATGTGATTTCGGCACTGTAGTAACTAAAGGCATCAGCACGAGTGGAACTGGTGCATTGGTTGTTGCTAGTGGTGGTGCTGGAGCTGTTGCTGGCATAGCACTACATGATCATATCGTTGCTACTTATGGTCATTACTCAGCCGGAACTGCTGTATCGGTAATGACTAAAGGCCGTGTCTGGTGTGCAGTCGATGGTGCTGGGGCCGGTATTGCTGAAGGTGTAGCAGTAAACTTTAATCCTGCTAATGGCAAAGTAACAGCTGCAGCAGGAACTGCTGTTCCTCATTCAGCCTTCCGTGGTGTAATGACGACATACTATGATTACCCCACAGGAACGACAACCAATATCGCTGAGGTTGAACTACACTATCCGTTCGTATAACTTCAGCATAAAGGAACACGACAATGCCAGAGCATGTAAACTATGACGAAGCTGACCTTCCGGCAGTCATGGAATTTGTTGAACGAAACTTTCATGAGGATCAAGTAACATCGCAAGTCTCTGGACTTTGGCTTGCACGACAACTTGACTATGTGAAAGCGCAAACTTATG